GATATTTGCTACCGTTTTCCTCTTTCAGGAAAACTTTATCCTGGAAGTCGTAATTGAAAAGGATTGCGTGATAGTGAGGTCGATGGAAATTCTCTCCGTACTCGCCACAGTGAAAGAACCGGATCCCCGTCTTTCCGTTATCCCGCCTTTCGGACTCTCGGAGTTTTTTCATGAACTCCTGAAAGTGCTCTAGTACTAACGTGCCAGTTTTAGGAAGGTGCTCGTCGTCGTAGGTAAGCGTAATGAAGCAATTCTCTTCGTGCAGAGAGGCTTCATGAAGCATCCGAATTGCCCATTCCTTTGAACGGTCCAATCGACATCCAATGCATTGAGAGCAAGGGAGTTCAACTGGCATATCTTCGTAGCCTTCCTGTTTATTAAACACGATGCTACGCTTGCCCGTAGGGTTTACCGATTTACTTCGGTAGCCCTTAAGGGGGTGGTAACAAGGCATCTGTTATCACTCCCTTTTCTATAACCGTATTCCGCCGCGCATCGGTCGATGGCCGAGATTCTTTTTGTGGGTTTTCACTGCTCCGTTACGGAACATACGTTTTGATTTACCTCTGCCTAGCTTCTGTCTTTTTGCCATTTTGGATGTCTCCTTGGTTTAAATAGTGTCAGTCAGACCAGTTAATATCAAGTAGTGGTTACTGGTCTGCCTCTCCCGCGCTTCGCTTGGGGGGGGTCCGTAACTGCGTTACGGCCCCCTAATTTCGGGCGAAGCCCGATCGCGTTATTTTTTTTCTTCGCCCTTAGGCTCAGGCGTTTTTTCGGGTGCTTTGGGGACCTCCTTGAGAAGCCCCATACGCCCCATTTCCTCTTTGTTTGCTTTGTTAGTGCAAAATTCCAAGAATTTTGCGGGGTCATTGTTGAAGCGCTCGCGCGCGAGCGCTGGAAGCGCTGCGAATTGTTCATTCGCTAGGATGATTAGATTGTGGGCTTCTTGGAAGTCCACAGGGTTTGCGAAATCCCCGTAAACGGGATTCGCTCTGATAAGGGACGGGAGGACTCCCGTCTTTCTATATTTAGCCATGATGTTATTTACATCGCACTCGTCTTTAAACGACTGCTTGGTACGTAGCTCGCCCCCTGAAGGGGCGACTATTTTTGAACGGTCCCATTTGGTTCGGACCGTATTAGTGATTTTTGTTTCTGTAGTTGTGTTTTTGTTTTGAGGTTGATTGTTAGTTGTTGTGTTTATTGAGTTTTTCATAGTTTTTTACCGTTTGTGCATAGGGATATAGTTTTTTTCCCAGTGTTTTTGAGTTTGTTTATATGCCCGAGAGCCCGGGGCTCCGGGCTGTGGTCCGTTACCGGACTTGAAGAATTGCTTCGGATCGAAGCTGAATAGATCTTTTACGGAGTTAAGACCTCCGATTGTTTTCATGACCCGCTCTAAAAGGGCATCGTAACCGACATAGCCCTTATTTGCTTCCGCTCTCGATTTCTCGAGATCCGCTGACGCTCGTGTAGCCGGAAGCTCCGCCTGCCTACGCAGGTTCTCTAACGAACTTCCTTTGGTGTCGATCCCGGTTTTGGTTGTTTCCGCCAAAACCTTAGTGGCCGAATTATCCGTGAACTTCGCATCCGCTAGCTTGGAGAGCTCTGTCGCTTTATTAACCGAAATGTCGGAATCGATCTTCTCCATGCTCTTTTTGGCCATCATCAGTTCAGCGGCGGTAGACATACTGTTAGAAATGCCCGTTAAAGCGTCGCCAGGGCGTGTAGATTGTATTTGCGCCGTTGCCCCTTGGGGGGAAGAGGCCCCCCCTTGAGAAAAGGCTAGCATCGGATTTAAACCGGCAGCCTTCATATCGGCCATCGATCGCTGATAGGCGGTACTGCTCATGCGCTCTTGAAACGCCATCTGCTTTTCCGCCATAGCGGCGTTCGAGGCGTTCGTCTCGGCCTGGGCGCTACTGTTAATCATCGCGCCGCCAATCCCACCGAGCATTCCCATGCCGCCTGTGATTAATGCGTCAATCATTCGTCGTCTCCTTTAATGAATTCCCAGATCGCGAGAATGAGATAGGTAATTCCGTCAACGATATCAGCCCACCATTGTCCAGGATGTCCCATATATAGATTTCCTTTTTTTTATAGTTGTACCGGGACCCCCGTCCATCGGTCCAATAATCGAACTCACCCTCTCGGGGAGCGATGGTGATGGTTCCGTCGCCATTTTCGTAAACCGCCATATAACTCCTAAAAGGGGGGGCACCATGCCCCCCCGGGGTAGCAACGCTTAAAAGTGATCGATAAGCCCGGGTACACCGTACACAGGCATCGGTCGCGCACATTTAAGTTTGAAATACGCATCGAAAAGGAAATGTGGCTCGGACGGAGTCGCGATTACGCGGTCCACGGGCGGATTCTCCTCGATGAACGTAGAATTTAGAGTCGGTACCGTTGCGAAATCCTGGGCCAAATGCCAGATATCCAGCGATCCACTCGGTACCGTACTCCTGAATAGTCCCGTAATCTGAGAAGGCTTATACCGATACTCCGCGTATCGCTCCTGGTATCCGAAGACCTCTTCGTCGGAACTCGAAGCTCCAGCGTAGATCTCCTTATTTAGAACCGCCTGCTCACCGATATGTGAAAGCGCCGGCCAGTAGAAGTCCCAGCGAGTGCGCCGACTCCACATACGGTTTAGGCCCTGTTGATAATTTAGATCAGCTCTCGCACTGACCAAGCCAATGATCAGGCAATGCTCCGTGAAGCTCTTAGTGAAGCCGTGACCCGAGGACGTCGAAACGCCCATCGCGGCTAGATTACCCTGAGGTGTCCCGTCAGTTTCAGACGTCTGGGCGATCGGATGGATATTAACAGGAGAGCTTCCTCCGCCGAGATACTCTGGTCGCTGTAATCGGGCGTCGGGAGATACCACGCCGAAGTGAGCCCTAATGATCTCAGTATAGCGAGTTCCGCCTCGAGCATCGCGCTCGTATAATTTCTGTATCTGGAACGCTTGACGTAGTTGATTAATTGTTGCCGCAGTTGCGTCACTGAGATCGGCCTCCAAGCCCGTTACGTCGCCCCAAAGAACAGTCTCGTTCGCTCCAGGGTTGCCAAGTTGACGATGCATGACGTCGTTAGCTGTGTTCCAGATCATATCGGAACTAGCGACGGTACTTGCACCCTTGAACTCGGGCGGGTTGCTGTTCGCGATCACCGGCGCGGTCGTCCCAAGTGGTAACTCTACCGCGTCGCCTTTCTGCGGCCAAGGCAGACAAGACGTGAAGTAGTCATGTCGCTTTCCACGCTTAAGCAGAACGTAGTCCGTGTAGGTGTCCGGTCCATCGTCCCTATCGACGACAACTGAGTCCTGCAAGTTTTGATCGCGGAACCATTCGTTCCAAATGAGGTTGTACGCGCGATGAAAGAGCGAATCGAATATCAACCCCGGAGTTTCGATCGGAATACCAAAATAATCCGAAAGAGTTCCCGCCACAACGCCGTGACCGTCGTTAGGACAGGCCATACGCGGAACCAGATAGTCAGTGCTATCACCCGGATCCGTTTGCTCGCCGTTGAATTTCTGCCAATTGTCCCAGATCAAACGATACGGGACAGCAAAGAAAAAGCTGTCCAGGAACATATTGTCCATAAAAGGGACAATGGGGGTTGCTAACCGGGCAAAGCTCGTCATGTGAAGACTGAATGTGTCTCCAGGTAGAGCCTCGTCCAGATAGACAGGAATAAGGTAGCCCGAGTCAAACGTGGTTTTATAACCGTGACTCCTGTCGAAGCTGCTTCTCGGAATCTGTGCCGATGGCACCTGCGAGAACTGATGTTTCATTACCGATTTCATTTATTGTTTTCTCCTTTTTTTGCTGTGGCCTCTAGTCCCGTTCCTAAGCTGACTGGAGTGTGAAAGTTCTCGAAAGTACCAGTTTGATCGTCATACTCCCCCAGGTGGAAAAGTGTGTAGTCAGCTGGATGCTTCGAAAAGCTAGTTGTTTTATCCGTGACCGTATCTTCCCATACACGTATGGCAGCGCCCCGTGTGGGTAGGAAAATAGGGTGATTGTAAGTTTGAACTTTTGCGTCGTAGATAGCGAATACTTGTAACTTCATTTTTCGTAACTCCTAATTAATCTATTTGCTTTTTCGTACTGAATTTCTTCCCTGACGAGAAGACGGTCTATGGTCATGTTTTCGGCATGGGCATCTTTTCCTTTCCGGCGTTGCTGCTGAAGGCGTCGAAAGTCGTTAGGATACTCGATCTCCAGCTGTTTAAGATAAAATTTTGGTGGCTTAAATTTCTTGCCGTTGATGATTATGAAGTCCGACGGGAACACTTCGCGCTTAAACTTTTCGTACCATGTCTTTCCAATCCCGGGACGACGGCTCATGGTGACATACTCTGGTTTCAATTCGCGGAGTACCTCGCCAGTCTCGGGATCGATTTCGTCGTAATACCAGTTGGCGCGTTCGCCCGTGATTTTCTTCGTAATATATCTGGCCACATAGGCGGCAGATTCGAAGGTGACGTCCCCGATTATGCAAAATCCTTTTCCCCATAGGTCCTCCAGGGTCTTGGAAGTGTGATATTTGCTACCGTTTTCCTCTTTCAGGAAAACTTTATCCTGGAAGTCGTAATTGAAAAGGATTGCGTGATAGTGAGGTCGATGGAAATTCTCTCCGTACTCGCCACAGTGAAAGAACCG